CATCCTCTGGCACACCGGAAATAATGATGAGTCGACCAGTGGTTGTCTCATTTTTGGCCAAAATCAAGAGAGTAATTTAGTGAAACCTGATGGATGGGTGGGATCAAGCGTTTCAGCATATAAATTTGTATATCCTAGAGTTAGAGATGCTATCTTGTCAGGAGAAGATGTATATGTTAAGTATATTGATTATGATACAGTCGGAGATGAAGAGATGAAAAGAGTTCAAGGATCTGATCCTGTAGTATCGTATAGTCCACAAGAAAAACAAAAAAAACCTACAGAAGTATATGATTTTTCTAAAGATTTCCCTAAATGGCCTGGAGTTAACTATAAACTACAAAAACCAATGATGAAATCAGAAGATCTTAAAGAGTGGCAAAAGGTTGTAGGTCTGTCAGCAGATGGTTGGTATGGAAATGGATCTAAAAATAAAGTTATCGAACTTCAAAAAGAGTTCGGTTTAAAAGAAGATGGTATCTTAGGAAAGATAACCTGGGACTCATCTTTCGCAAAAAATAAATAAAGTTAGGAGATAACTTATGAAATGGGAATTAAACGATGCTTTTAAAGTGTCATTAATTAGAGCAGCTAGAACAGGACTTCAAGCAGGTCTTGGAGTAATAATTGCTGCACAAAGTGGTTGGTTAGACATGTCAGTCATGGAAGGTGCAGCGGTAGCAGCAGGAGCAGCTTTTTTCTCAGCATTGCAAAATGTAATGGAAGAAGCACCATTTAAGTTCATGTCAAATATTCCGAAAGGATAGTTAATTTCGTAAATCGAAATTAGGTGCGCTAAATCGACTGAGGGGCGTAAAGCCCCTTTGTCTTTAGGAGAATAAATGTTTTATTATAAAGTAGAAGTATTAAGAATAGTAGATGGGGATACAGTAGATGTTAGAATTGATTTGGGTTTTAATGTGTGGCATAAATGTCGTGTTCGACTCATGGGCATTAATGCTCCAGAATCACGAACAAGAGATCTGGAAGAGAAAGCAAGAGGGCTTGCTGCAAAACAGTGGCTTATAGATAAACTTGAATTTAAAGATATAGAAATGCAATCTCATGGTACAGGTAAGTACGGAAGAGTCTTAGGAGAGTTATTTAACGAAGGTGTCAACATAAATAAGTTAATGGTGAAAGAAGGACATGCTGTTAATTATGATGGAGGAAAGAGGTAGGAAGTGATGAGAGAGTGCTTCGCAAATTCAATACCTTAGTTCGTTTACTAATAGTAGGTTTATTAATTTATCCTATGCCTATTGTTATGGCTGTAGAACAAACAGTCAATGAAGACTTTAGTGATAGCACTTATCAAACAGGTTTAACTATTAGTGGTGGTGGTACTAACCCTGCATATATTTATACATTCGAAAACGATAGTTATGGAACGACAGGTAATTCATTAGGAATTACAAGTGGCACTTATACTTTTGAATTTACAGAAGATGTATATGAAGTAGGTTTTATTGTAGGTGCAGTAAATTATGCTTGGTCTATTAAGTGGTATTACGCTGATGGAACAGATGAAACTGTAAATAAAAATGCACAAAACAGCTCAAACTTGAACACAATGTATGACACTATCTACAAGTCATATACTGATTACAACGCTGTAGAAGAAAACACAGATAAATTTATTACAAAGTTTGAAGTTACATTATCTGACTTATCTTTACTAGATACTTTATATTGGCAATATGATGATGGTCTTACTGCTGGTATAGGAGATCCAAGTAATCTCACTACTTCTGCAAATCTACATAGTGGAGAGATAAGCATTGATTGGGATAGTGCCACAGGATATCAATATGATGCAGAAAGATACGCAATAGCTTTTAGTGATGATAACTTTCAAAGCACAAACTACGCAGTAGCAACAGGTAATGTAGGAGGTGCTAATGCTCTTAATACAGAATATACATTTACTAAATCTTATTTAGCACAAGTTCTTAATGTAGCAGCAGGAGATACTGTTTATTTTAAAATAAGAGCTGACAATGATACAAACTCTAAATACTCTAACTGGACTTCTATAGCTAGTTATCAAATACAAGATGTAGCTAGTGGTGTAACTAATCTATCAGTTACTAACACTAATTATCAAGGATTAGAACTTAGTTGGACACAACCCAATACAGGTTGGGCAACTCAAACAAGTTATAAGATTGCTTATGGGTTAGCACAGGAAAATGTTTCGTGGACTTATATCGCAGACATAGATCCTGCAGCTACTTCTTACACAATAGATAATGTTGATGCAGGAGATTATGTATTTAGTCTTTATGCTTGTACACAGAATGGTAGCTGGTGTCATGGTAATCAAGATGGGCAAAAAGAAGTTACTGTAAACTCAACTACTTCTGTCACTACTCCTGCATTTTTGGGACCTCCAATGAATGTAACAGTAACCCAACAGTACAATGTAGGTGTAAAGGTAGATTGGGATGTGGCTAACACCGGTACCCTGACTGCTGAAACTTATGAACTGTACTTTAGAACAGATCCTCAAAATGAAACAGTTGTTTATAACATAACAGAAACCGAATATACTATAGCTTATGCAAACATTGCTAACGGAACTTGGGAATTTTCAATTAGAGGTTATAGCTCTGATGATAATGCTTATAGTGGTTTTTCTACCGAGCCGACACTAACTGTATTTAATCAAAAAGCTAAAGATGATGCAGATGCAGCCTGGCAAGCAGAACAAGATAGACTAGCTCAAGAAGAAGCAGATCGTATAGCTAGAGAAAAAGCTGAGCAAGAGCGTAAAGCTGAAGAAGCTCGAATAGCTCAAGAAAAAGCTGAAGAGGAAGCTCGTATTGAGGCAGAGCGTATTGCTGAAGAAGAGCGTTTAGCTGAATTAGAGCGTATTCGTTTAGAGCAAGAAGAAATAGAAAGACAAAGACTCCAGGCTATCGAGGATGAGAAACAAGCTAACTTTGCTGAAACAGGTTATATGGAGCTTGATACTGAGCGTGAGGCTAGAGAACTAGCAGAAGAACAAGCTCGTGTTGAAGAAGAAATAAAAAACTCTATAAATATAGATAGTGGTGAAAATGATGGAGAGCCTCTCTCTAAAGAGGAACAAGATAAGCTAGACTTGTTGGTGGATACTATAATAGAATTACAACAAACATTAGATCCTGAGGAGTATGAAGTTGAAGAAGAAGTATTTGAAATCAAAGAAATTATTATTGTTCCTACTACCACTACTACCATTCCTCCTGATCCAATTGAAGAAATTATTGAAGAAAACGACATTCTACAAGAGGAATCTGAACTTCCTGAGGTAGAAGTACTTACTGAAGAAGAAGTAGATCAAGTACTTGAAGAAGTCTTACCTGAAACAATTACTAAAGATGATTACAAAGAAATTGTTGAAAAAGAAATCGAGGATCTGACAGAGGATGAAGTCGAAGTAGTTGTAGCAGTTACAGAAAAAGCTATTGAAAAAGTTGTAGATCTACCTACTGAAGAAATACAAATCATTGAAGAAGGAGATCTGGAGGATTTATCTGAAGAAGAAGTAGAGGCTTATGAAGAAAAGATTGAAGAACAAGTAGCTGAAGTCGTTTCTGAATTAGATACTGAAGAAAAAGTCCAGGTTGTTAAAGAAGTGGCTAAAGTATCAGTACAGAACTTAGCTAATGCTGATACAACAACTAAAGCTATAGTCAAAGCAGTAGTCAATGAAGTAACCAAAGTTGAGACAGTTGCCACTTTAACGGAAGAACAAAAACAAGATGTTGGTCAAGTTCTAGGATTTACAGAAGAAGAAGCATCTGAAGACCTTACAATCATTGCAGAACAAGCTGCTACAGATGAAAATACTGCACAAGCACTTGATGAGTTTGTTGAAAGGTCAATTGCTAGTTCTAATGTAGAAGACTTTACACTCGCTGATGTTGTCACAGAGGTACAAATAGAGGCATTCTTGGAAAATCCATTAGGTGAACTTGTGTCTGTTAATATAGACATAAGAGAGATGGAACTGAAGTCGATAGGCGCTGACATGACAAGCGACCAAAAAGAAAAAGCACAAGAAGTAGTAGTACCAATTATTATTGCATCTCAAATAGTCGCTCAAGCAGGTGCTTTGATTAGGAGATTTTAGATGATCAAAAAAGTTTTTAAGTTTTTATTTAAGGTTTTAGGCATGCCTTACGAATTATTAAAATATGTCTTACAAGTTAAAAATATCAAGTTTTTAGGTAAATGGTTTATAGATGCTATAAAAGAATCTATTGCCCAGATCTTTACATTACTTGGATTTTTTATAGCGTGGTTTACCTTAACTGGTACTGCACAAGATATTATAGGTATATCGATAGTCATATCTGTAATTATTTGGTTAGTGACTATCAGATTGCGAGACTAATATGGAATGCTGTGGAAATGGCTGCTGTGGAGGTAAATAGTTGAATTCAGATTTAACTAAACTACAGAAGATCAAAATGGTCTTTGCTCGTATGATTGCAGTATTTGTTGCAAACGGATTAGCAATTATCGGTGCAGGATCAATTATAGGTATTGACACCCTAAGCTCTGTGCTTTTAGCCGGATCTTTGGGTGTTGCCAAAGTAACTGAGGGACTAGCTCGTGGATTCTTAGATGATGGTAAACTAACAATAGAGGAAATAAATGATGCATTTGGAAATACAGGTAAGAAAATCTAATGGTTAATAACGCAAATAATTCAGGTAATTTAGGTTTAACACAGAAAGAATTGTTATTAATGGTTTTAGAAGGACAAGAAAAAATAAATGAGCGCATTGACTCGCTACATGAAAAAGTCAATACCAAAATGTCAAGACAGGAATTCACAGGGTGGTTTGTGGGCGTAGCAGCTCTAGCAGCACTCGTTAATCAATTAATGTAATCAAATCCCAGAAGGGAGTTTCAATGACAGAAATCATATTAGTACTAACAGTATCACTAATTTCTATTGGTGGATTAGTTTGGCTTGCAGTACTTTCAACAAGATTTATAAAAGAATTTATACCAATAGTACAGGAGATTTTAGATGAGCAAAAGAAAAATAATCAATAGGTGTGAAGAGTGCAACGAGCCACTTAAACACATAAACAACAATCAATGGATGTGCGATCAGTCACCAACAAGGTGTGTACAGTCAACAAAAGTTATGTTTTTAAACAACCCCAATGAGGAAGAAGAATGAATGGCAAATAACGATCCAGTTTGTCCAATCTGCAATTCTACACTTTTTGAAAGACACGCAGGATTATATTGTTATAATTGGAAGTGTCCAGGGTTTAGTCAAAAGGTGGTTGCGTGTTGTGAAGGTGGAGCATGCTAATAGTATATTCATAAAAATATGTTCTTTAGATGATACAGAGTTGTCATCTACTATCTTAGATGCAGTGTTTAAGTCTTCTAAGCCTAAAAACTTATATTTTGGTGTTTATCTTATGTATAAAGATAAAAAGACACTGTCAGATCTTGAATCTGCAAAAAACATAGCCAGATCGTATGGATCTAAGTTCTACACCATAGCTAAGCCTTTAGACACTAATAATCTAGGTGTAGGTAGAGCTAGAAAGATTGTAGATGACATGTATGGTGGTCAGGACTATGTTCTTCAAATAGATGCTCACTCTTGGTTTCCTTGGAATTGGGACACAACTCTTAAAAGTCTTATGTACTACAAGAATCCAAAGACAATACTCACCGGTTATGCAGCTCCTTATCATTATGCAGGTAGTCATAGGCAGCCTAAAGATACAGGAAAGCTTATGCTACCTGAAATGACAAGAGAAAAGACATTTTGTGAGTGGTTACCAGAGAACTGGAGACCTATATACCCAACTACAGAAGATCCCTTTATCCCTACTAAGTTTTGTGCTAACTTTGCTTTTGGTACTCATAAGTGGGGTGAGTATTCCGGAATATTTGAAAAAGCTATATTCTTTAGTGAAGAGCCTGTGCAGACCATAAATCTACAGAGAAAAGGGTTTAAGCTAGAATATCCTAATATTGATGAGGCTTTGATCTGCCATTTATACGCACAAGATATAAATTCTAGGGGTAGAAGAAAGGCTTTTACTGATTATTTAAGTGAATATGAGTCTAATTACTTAATGAATGTAATGGATCGACACTATTTCGAATCTAATACTTCTTGAACAGTATCGTTGGCGATAGAGTCATCCGGATCATCGTTTCCTGGATCTACTTCCTCAAACTCTGTATCTACATCATCTATTACTAGATCTTCTTCTACTACTGTA